AAGTGAAAACCAAAATCGACCTTTGATTCCCAGAAAGTCGCAAAAAAAATCGCGGCAAAAAATGGGTCTCTAAGGTTTTTTAGTAACCGCCACCATATCCGCCACCACTAGAACCAGAGGAACCCGAAGAACCAGAGGAAGAACTACTACCACTGCTGCTAGAAGAACTGGAACTGGAACTGCTGCTAGAAGAACTGGAGCTGGAACTGGAACTGCTGCTACTTGTAGTTGTAGTCGTCGTAGTAGTTGTTGTGGTCGTACTAGTAGATGCTGCTGGAGTTGTAGACGTGACTACGCCTGCTGTCGCAGATGATGCAGTAGGTCCGTTGTCGAATGAAGTTACAGCAGTGCTGACCGCAGATGCAGAAGTGCTACCACTAGTGTAACCTACAGCATCAAAGAATCTCGAAGCGATACTGAGAGGAGACTTCTTATTATTAACATCATCTAATTCTACATGAGGTAAGTAAGCAACCATATCTTCAAACTCTTGAACCATTCTATCAGAGACTGCCTTTGTAGGAATCTTGATAAGTCTCTTTAATTCATTTAAATATTGCTCATGCTCGTAATTTGACACTGGATATATTGAATCAGATTCACCTTTAGTGGTTCCATCAGGTAAAACTGCTCTAAATGTCGAATTTACTTGAATACCTTCTTTTATGAAGACAATACCGTTATACAATACTTCTTTAGTTTCATAATGATGAACGGTTTCTGGATTACCATACTTTTCAGTAACCATCTTTACAAGATCAGCTTCTTTTAATGGCCATTGTTCATAAAAGTCTGTAATATTATTGGTGATGAGAACAACCCAGTCTAACATGGGGTCACCAAGGGCAATTTCAGCAACTACAGCAGGAGTTTCGCCATCTCTTAACTCGTACGTTTCAAAAGAACTAACATATTTTTCTAAGTTCTCTCTGATTGTAATTCTACGGAAAATATTTTTGACTAATCTATATTTGAATGCCTCTTCATCCGAGACACCCTCGCCAACAAAAACATTTGGTAAAAAATCGAAATATGCCATTAATATCCCTGCCTGATGTCTGATTGATTGAGGAGACGAACCTCAGTGAAATTTACCTGCATGATAACTGCAGGAACTTGAATCATACTACCGTTAATTCTTTTGAGTGCTGTATAAGTGTTGTCAGGAGTGTAATTTACACTAAACCCACTGCATACGCATGTATCCATTTTATAGTGTAAACTAAATTTTGGTGGACCAAGTGGTTTACCCTCAGAATTATTTTCAATTGATACGCCATCAAATTCCCCTGATTTGGGTCTCATTCTCATAAAAGCGAGTTCATATTGATCGGGAATACCGAAAAATCTATTTCCACTAAGTCCACCACCTGAGGTGTTTCCAAGGAAGTCTTTTAATGAATCAACTCCCTTTCTACCATCTTTGTTTTCCTCACCGATAGTTTTACCTTGTTTGCCATATGCGGTCTTTGTGATATCACTCATCTCTTGATTAACACCTTCAACTTTAGGATGAGCACCAATATTAATATATTTGATAATTTTTCGTATTTCCTCTGCTTCTTTCACATTTCTTGCCGCCATCTTAAAACTAAAGGAATGACTCCTAAAATTCATTTGAGAAAAGATTTGCTCAATATAAGGATTGAAAACTCGTCCACTTCTCAATCCCTCTAAAGCATTGACAGTTAGATTTCCTTGTACACCAAAGAAACCAGAAACTGCATTAGCACCCTGTGTGATTGCACCAGCAGCAAATTCTGGCAGAATAGCAGCTGCAGCATCTTGAATGGTGCCTGCTAATGATTCAAAGTTAGTGCCACTGTTCAAAGCATTAATTGCTGCCATACCACCAACACCCAGATTAGTCTGATTATACTGCGGTTGATATGATGCATTGATACCTCCTGCTAACGCAAGATAGCACATTGATTTATGATATGAAGTTTCCCCTTTATTTCTAGGAAAAGTGTTTCCACCGTAATATGACTTTCCATTATCAGTTTTGTAGACAGTTTTCTTTCGACGAATTCGTAAGTAATCAATTCGTCCAGTTTCACTGTCTGCCGAGTCTCCATTAAAATCCGAGTCCATTACTGGTGGTTTCAGTGGATACCTTAAGGTAGATCTACCGTAATCTTCGTTGTCTATGAATTTAGTTGCCAAGTTTCTACCTAAATACTAACATGGTCTCTATGTATTTATGAGGTATCAAGGGAAATATCGTCCAAGCTTCCCACGGAAGTATAAAGGTGACCCCAATAACGTTATTTATAGATCGTCTTGGGAATATAAATTCATGAAATGGTGCGATATAACTACAACGGTACAAGAGTGGGGTAGTGAGGAAATTATCATTCCTTACGTTTCTCCTGTTGACGGTAAACGGCATCGATATTTTCCAGACTTCTATGTGAAGATTGGAAACAAAAGATATCTGGTTGAAGTTAAACCACTGAAACAGACGAAAGAACCGAAAACTCAAAAAAGAATGACAAAACGATATATTAATGAAGTTGTGACTTGGAGTGTAAACCAAGCAAAGTGGAAAGCAGCAACTGAGTTTTGTAAAGACAACAATTGGGAATTTATGCTAATCACCGAAAAGGAACTTAAAGTATAATGAACACACAAGAAGCTCAATATCCTTCATATCAGGATTTTTTAGCATTCTCTAGAAGGGAGGATAATCATCCGAGTTTTACTAACTTATTCTCGGTTCATTTTTCTGCACCTAGGTTGCTGCAAAACAATCTGGGACCTACCGTTGGTGGTAGTTCCTCTAAAAGACTGGATCCTGCTTCTGAAGATCTTAGATCAACTCTGAATTATTATGCTAACTCGGTAAACCTTCCGAGTAAACAGATGACTACTGGTTCTTTCTTAAGTGTAGGATCAGCAATCAAATATGCAACTGGAGTGGCATATAGTCAGATGAATATTTCATTCATCATCCCGAAGTCACAGTATACTAGAGCATTCTTTGAGGAGTGGACCACCAGAGTTTCTTCTGACGCCAATCAATATTGCGAGTTTTATGATGATTATGTCTGCCCATCATTAAGAGTGTACAAGTGGGAAAGAGGTAAGGGTGACGGTGTGTATACCGATCCTAAGATGATTAGGGCACTTAGACAGTCTGGTGATCCTTTCTTGATTGCTAAAAAGTATAGAATCACCGCAGTCTGGGAGATGAGAAATATATTCCCATTTAACATTGGATCTATTCAATTGAACAATGATTCATCTAGAGCGATGACACTGACAGTTGGATTCATGTATGAGCGTTACCGTCTCTTGGTAAATGATGAATTTACTGATCCTGGTAGATATATTATAAGAGGCGAGGGTGGATTTACTGATGACATCCCGCAACCACCTAGATATAACAGCACCCTCTTCTAGGCACCTAAATAAAATTACTGAATTGAATTTCTATGGCATTACCTAAATTAAATGTACCTAAGTACAAAATGAAATTGCCGTCTGACGGCAGAGTGGTGAATTTTAGACCATTCCTTGTTAAAGAAGAAAAACTTCTCTTGATCGCAACTCAAAGTGGTGAACAAGATGAACTGATTACTGCAATTAAAGATATTATTGGTGCTTGCACTGATCTTCAAGACATTGAGAATCTTGCAACATTTGATATTGAATATGTTTTCCTCCAGATTAGAACTAAATCTGTTGGTGAGACTGTAACAGTTGCTTTGACATGTCCTGATGATAATGAAACCGTAGTGGAAGCTAAAATTCCACTTGATGAAATTAAAGTTCAGAAGACACGAGGTCATAAGACAGATCTTAAGATTTCGGATGAAGTTACAATTACCATGGGATATCCCAAACTTGATTCTTTCGTTGGTATGAACTTTGTTGGTGAAGATGCTGGTGCTGATCAAGTATTTGATATGGCAGCAGGTTGTATCAAAACAATTTCAGATCCAGAGCAAGTTTATGATTGTAGTGATGTACCTCAAAAGGAGATTTTAGAATTCTTTGATTCTATGGATAGTAAACAGTTCCAGATGATTCAAACATTTTTTGAAACTATGCCGAAACTGACTCATACAGTTAAGGTTAAGAATCCAAACACGGGTGTTGAGAGTGACGTAGTTCTAGAGGGATTGGCAAGTTTTTTCGGCTAGCCCTCATGCACACGGACTTGAAGTCATACTATGAAAGTAATTTTGCTTTGATACACCATCATAAGTGGAATGTTGAATACATCGATAACCTAATGCCATGGGAAAAGGAGATTTACTTTAATCTTCTGATCAACTTCCTAAAAGAAGAAGAAAAACGTATGAAGGAGCAAAAAGCACAAGGTGGCTAAAATACAAGTCTATAAGTTTGTAAATCCTGGAGTTGCTGGTATAAAGACTCCAGCGGTTGTTGCTGCCAGACAGACTGTACTTGCTCAAAACAGATTAGGAAAGACCGTAGAAGGTATTGGTAATACACTTCTCGATGTAGACAAGATTACCAAATTACGTTTAAATCTTGAGAAAAAGCAGGAGATTGCTGAGCGTAGGGCGAAACAAAGAAAATTAGACGATACTTCTGAACAGGTTTCTGAAAAGGGACTAAAGAATTATTTTAAAGACACAAAGAAGAAAACTAAAAGATTCAAACCCAACAACAAACTCAAAAGGATGTTTGGTGGTATGTTTGGGTGGGTTGGTGCAGCGTTAGCACCCTTTGTAGCACTAGCAACGAAGATTTTTGCCCTTCAGTTAATGAAGGAGTTTTTGACATGGACAGGTAATCCAGAAAATCTTGAAAAATTAGAAGTCTTCTTAATGAAGACAGATTTTGTCTTCAGGAAGATATATGGATTTGGTAAGTTTCTTATCAAAGACAATATTGTAGATGGTATAAATCAATTATTTGGTAAAGATGAGTCTCTACTCGGAAGAGTGGAGGGTCTTGGTAAGTTAATGGTTGGTATTATCGGGTTGAAGTACCTGATGAATCCATTCAGTCTTATCACTGATATCCTCACCATGGCCAACATCATATCTGGTGGGGGCAAAGGTCCAGCGACGAAACCGCCACCAAATAAACCTGGTGTTGGTAGACCAAAGATTACCACGAGTGGTGGTAAACCTGTTACCAAAAATCCATTCACTAAATTAGGGGATAAACTTAGACGACTTAATCCATTTAAATCAAAACCAACTGTTACCACTAGTGGTTCAACATCTACTGGTATTTTTAAACCTAAACCTAAGATTACAGGTAATGTTGTAAAACCAAATGTTTTTACTAACATTAAGAATACCTTTGCAAATATAAAGGTTCCTAAAAAGTTACCATCATTAAGAGGATTTAAAGTATCGCCAGGTATGGTCAGTAGTGTCAAGACTTTAGGTCTTGGTTGGTTGGCAGATACCTTGATTAATAAAGGTTTTGATGCTCTTGCACAAGCACAAATTAATAATGAGGTAAAGAAATTCTTAGCAGCTACTCCTGAGAAACAAGCAGGAGCAATTAAACATTATGAAGGTTTAATAGAAAAATACGAAAAGAGATCTGACTCGTGGTTTAATAAAATTACCACAGTAGGTGGACTTCTTGGTGAGTCTAGTGATGCAAATCTGCTGCGTAGATTTACTGCTACATTAGCAGCTCTGAAAGAGGCACAGCGTCGTCAGGCGTCAGGTGAGTTAACTGAAGGTGAAGATCTTGGAACGATCGACCAAAAATACATCGACATGGTTGATCTGTATTCAAAAGGTGGTAAATTACCTCAGTTCTTCTTAGGTGGTTTATTCAAAGGTATTGGTAAGGCAGTTAGTGGTGTTTTCAATGGTGTAAAAAATGTTGTAGGTGGTGTATGGAACGCTGTTTCTTCAGTTGCTTCTAATCCGATTGTATCTACAATCGCATCTTTCATTCCTGGCGCTAATATTATCGTACCTGCTATCAATGCTGTCAATGCATTGAGAAGTGGTAATTTCATGGGCGCTGTCATGAGCGGTCTTGGTGCCGTTGGTAGTTTTGCCAGCATCAATAGCGTTAACATGATCAACCAACCAAGTTGGTTGCAAAATTTACGTTTCAGTAAGTTTGGTCAAGGTGTTGCTAAAATGTATCATAGTGGATTGAATGCATACACCAAACTTGCTGGTGGTGTAAGTAATCTGTTTGATAAAGTTCAGGGCAGTACAATTGGTAAGATTGGTATGCAACTGTTAGGTGGTAACACTGGTGGTGCTATTGGAACAGTAGTTGGTATGATGCCAGGCGTTGGAAGTGGTATTGAAAATTTTGGTAAGTTCTTGGAAGAGAATAAATTATCTGGTATTTTAAGTGCTGTGCCTGGTGTTGCAGGTATGGCAAGTAAGATTCCAAATATCTTAGCAATACCTGGTATGGAATCTATATTAGGTAAACCAGGTGAAGGATTTAGTGCATTGGGTGCTATTGGTAATATGGCAGATAAGGTAGGCATGAAAGGTGTCTATCAAGCAATTCTTAGTGGTGCTCAGACAGGTAATTATATTGAAGGGTTGCCTCAACTTGCTTCTGAACTAGGTGTTGATCCTAGAATTTTGGGTGTTTTAGATAAAGGTAAACAACTTCTGTCAAATAACAAATTTAATGCCGAGTATGCGATGCAGACTGCTATCGAGTTCTTACCAGTACCTTTAGTTGTAGAGAAGATCGTTGCTGCACCTACCCCTGTACCTATAAATAGCGGTGATACATATTTAGTTGCACCTTCTTCTACCAGTGGGGCTAAACGATAAATGGCAACAGTTACGAAAGGCGCTAAAATTAATTTTTATAAGTTCGTAGATCCTGATGGTGGTGCGGGCACTACTGCTGCTGCGAAGGGAGTTAGTAAAGAAAATAAAGCGTTAACTGCTTCCATTAAAGCAAATACTCAAGCAATCAATAATTTAGGAGCAACTGTCAACTCCATTGGTAAGGTTGCTGTGTCCATGAAAAATGCACAGCTTAAATTACTGAAGATTGATGAAGACAGACTGAGAAAGTCATCATTCAAACCAAAGTTTACAAAAGCAAAACCCATCAAATCAAAAGCATTTGATAGTCTATTCTCAGGCAAAATAATGGGTTTCTGGGAAAGTCTGCTGAATTTAGCAGGTGCTCTGTTAAAGTATTTTTTAGTTCTTCCTGCTCTTAAATGGCTTTCTAAGGAAGAAAATCAAGATAAAGTTGTAAGTGGTCTCAAGATACTTGCTAAAGTATTCAAATTTATTGCTGATGTCGCAAAGTTTTCGTTTGTTAATACTGTTGAAGGTCTGTACGATCTTCTAAGAGATGATGCCAATTGGCAAGAAAGAATCGGTGGATTTGTTCAGGCGTTAGCAGGACTAGGAACAGGATTTTTAGCAATATCAATCTTAACGAATCCTGCTGGCACTATTAAACAATTTGCTAATGTGTTGACAATGTTCAACACTGGACTTAAAAAAGCAGCTCTTAAACTGCTGGCACATCCTCTAGTCATAGCTGCGGGAGGAGTTGCTCTTCTTAGTTATGCTGCATATGAACTAATTGGAAAAGATTTAGCAGAGGCAAGAGAAGAAGCTGATAACACAAAGAGAGAAGCCTTAAAACAAGCACCAAGCACAAAAGATTTAAAACCTGGTGAGATTGAAGCTATAATTGAAGGATCACGAATCCCTGATGTTGGTGGTTCTGGATCAACCAACAACTTAAACAACATGTTCACCGATCCGTTAGGATTGAGAAATGATCCATTAGGCACTGGTTTTAATCCTAATGGCATGGGACTTGCTCGTGGAGGATATTTACAGGGGTATGCTAAAGGTGGATGGATCAACGGTCCTCAGTCAGGGTATCCAGTAAACATTAGTGGTGGTAATAAACCTGATTTTATTGGTCATGGTACAGAGTATGTTGCTAGAAAGGCAGATGGTGGTGCATTTATTGTTCCATTCGACACACCTGCAACCAGAACTAATCCAAGTTTAACTGCTAGTAGAACCCTAGAAGCAAAGATGATGGGGTTCAAACTACCAGGATTTTCTGATGGTGGTGCGCTGGATAGTTTTGCAAAGAGAATGATTAAAGTCCATGAAGGACTGAGATTGAAGAAGTATTTGGACTCCAATGACCATCCTACTATTGGATATGGTCACTTAGTTAGACCTACTGACAGATTCCCCGATACAATTAGTAAAGCATTTGCGGAACAGTTATTCGAGAAAGATTACAAGCATCATAAAAGCGCAGCAAAGAACATACCTGGATATAGTTCATCTACTCCAATGCAAAAAGCGGCATTGATTGATCTCACCTTTAATATGGGTCCTCATTGGTATAAGGAATTTCCTAAGATGATGACAGCATATGGTAAAGGAGACTTTGAGACTGCTGGTAATGAGTTGATGGACAGTAATTACTTCAGGCAAGTTAAACGTCGTGGTCCTACCATTGTATCACTTATCAAGAATAAAGGTCTGGGTCCAGCAAGTCAATACTTGATAGACGCTGGCATCATACCTCCTGCCGCCAGCACTAAGAGTGGTACGTCGCAAAATATGAATCCATTACAAGCATTTGGATCATTTATTTCAAACACTTTATTTGGCGGTCCTGCATCAGCAGCACCAAATGCTTCTGGTTCTGAACCAAATGATATGGGCAGAGATACTGCTAATAGACAAAATACCACTACAGGTTCATTTACTGTCATTCCAACTTCACACCAAGAGACTGGTGCTGGATGGGGAATTAGAGGCGTTACCGACAAATATGGTCGTCCTATAGTGTTATCTCAACCTGCTGCTATGGCGTTTGCTAAAATGATGCAAGTGTCTAAGGGACAAGTAAAGGGATCTGATATTGCAAGTTCAGGTAGAACTAGAAGGAAAAACACCTCAGTTGGTGGTGATCCTAACTCAGTTCACTTATATGGTGAAGGTCTTGATATCTCTGGTTCTTCGGAAAGATGGATGAAATCAAACGCCAGTAGATATGGTTGGAATTTTGGATATAACCATGGACCTGGTAGTGGTCACTATGACTATGAAGGTAAAGGTTCTAGAGTAACACCTATTTTAGCACCGCCTGGTGGAAAATCTTTTGTCTATGATAAAGCTGCTGTAACGGATGTTGGTGCTTCTGCAACTGCTAAAAAAACTGGTAGTGGTAATATTTTTACTAACTTACTTAAAGCAAGTCTTGCAGGTCAGGGTAAAAGTAATAGAGATCCGAGTAGTCTCTTTAACGAATCTGCAATGGATACTGGATTTGGATCCTTATTTGATGTGGACTCTCCTTTGACCTCTGGTATTAATTATTCAAGTGCTTTCAAGAATCCTTTTAGTTCTACATCAGCTCAAAGAGCAGAGAGCATACAAGAACAAGCAAGGATTCGTAAAGTAACAGAACAAAGAAATCAAGCAAGAAGGGAAATCAATGCAAAGACTTCTGAGGTCGTGCAGATGGCGTTGGCGGCTGTTGAAGCGCAAAATGGTTCCAATAGGCAATTCATTCAAACGGCTGAATCGGCAATTAGGAATCTTTTAGGTGCTCAAGCAGGCGGTGGTACATTTGCTAACGTAGGAGGAACAACGGGAACCGTTTTAAGGACTGCTGTTGCTGTCCTAAATTCTTTTAATAACCCTCTTAGAGGTATCTTCCAATGAGTCAGAACAGGGTAGGTTCTCTAGAGCGGGAACAAGCAGGACAGATTGAGATTGCACTTTCCATTCAGAAAGATGGAAAGCGCGTAGAAACTGTTGATGGGCAATATAACTTAATTGAATTTCTAAGAGGATTTGAAGTTTATGAAAGTATTTCAAATCCCTGCATGGAGTGTCGTCTTGTCTTGGAAGACTCGGCAGGTATTCTAGGCACTCTGACAGGATCAGAGGAATTTGTTCTTAATATTAGAAGTTCTATTAAAGATAGAACATATTATTTTAGAGCATATCAGATTCAAGCTAGAGTTAGAACAAGACAAACTAACGAAACATATCTTGTCAACTGTGTTTCTAGTGAGTTTATCATTAATGAAACGACAAACGTTTTTGGTAATTCAGAAGTTATCTTTGATAAAAAGAATGATGCTTCCGAAATTGTTAAACAACTTTTAGGCAAAAGGTTTATCAACACTAAGAAAAAATTATTTTCTGAGGCAACAATTAATAAACAAAATTTTGTTTCTCCTAACTGGAGAGCATTCGATTTAATCTATTGGTTATGTCAGAGAAGTATTCGCAAATCTAGTAGAAAAGGTACGTTGCAGAATGGATTTGCATT